ATAAAATCACCGACAAGATGCCCAGCAAGGGCTGAAAGCCCATCTGCCAGCCCCGTGACGGCGGCGGACAGCAAATCCAGAATTGCCTGCGCAAGTTCGGCATAGTCGATATTGGTAATGCATTCGGCAATCGTGCTGCCGATCTGCTGCCAATCCAGCCCATCGATCCAGTGTGCCAGAGATTCCAGCAGCCCCGCCGCACCGGATACAAGGTCTGCGGCAGCCTGGGGCCAGTCAATATTATTGATGGCGGCCATGGTCGCGCGGGCGAATGCGTCCCCCAGCGCACTAAAATCAAAGGTTTGGATAAACCCGTGCAGCGTCTCGAAGAGGATTTTCCACTTGGCAATCATCAAGCGGCCAAGGGCTTCCCAGTCCAGTTCTTCCACGCACTGGTTCATCCCATTGCCGATGCCATTGCCCAGGGTGTCCCAGTGGATACTTTGTACCAGGGTGTCTGCAAAGATCAGTGCCGTGTTAAGCCCCTGTGCCAAGGTAGAACCAACCAGCCGCCAGTCCAGCCGGTCGATAAAGCCGTTGAGGGTATCCGCAATGTTTGCGGCCCAGGTCTGGGCCTTGTCCTGGATATCCGGCCAGGGGATCGCCGCCATGGCTTCATTCAGCTTTTGGGCGAAAAGCTGCCCGACCTGGTTCCATTCGCCTGCCTCGATGGCGGCCAGCACGGAATCCAGGAACGGGCTTTTTGCGTCAAAGTTATAGTTGGGGGTGATGCTGCTGGCGCCCGAACCGCCGCCGCTGCTCCCTGTCTTGGCATCTAACCGTTCGATTTCATCAAACCAGGCTCTTTGCAGCATCTTTCGCTGCCTTGGATGTTCCGCTCATGCCCTTGGCAGCGGCCTTGGCGGAGGATACCGTCTTGCCGGTCAGGAACGCCACCAGCTTTGCAAGGTAGGCAAATACGGTTGCCGCTGCGTTGGCCAGCGTAGTCAGAGCAGGGGCCAGAACTTGAATTAACGGTGCAGCAGCAGTAGCCGCGGCACCTTGCAGGTTGCCAAGGGCCTGCCGCAGGGACGTGCTGGAAAGCAGGGCAGCGCCCATGTAGTTGGTCATCTTGCGCAGCCCCGCACTGACGAGATTGAATATCAGGGCGCCCGATACGAGGCTCATCAGGCGGTTGCGGAATCGGGCGAGGACCTTCGTGCTCCGTGTCAGCCGGTTACGCACGCTCTGCACGGCGCGCTGAATTGCACCGAAAGCTTTCGTACCAATGCTGCCAACCGAACGAAGAGCATTGCTGAGCATGCCAGAGAGCGTGCTACCCAGTTTTTCCGCTCTTCTCTGTGCGCCGCCGACCGCTTTATCGAGTAACCCCGCGCCGGGATTTTTTGCAGACGTACTCTGTGAGGCCGATGCGGGGCGCTGCGAGCTGTCTTTGTCTTGCGCTGCGAGCGCTTTCTTGGTTTCAGCTACAATGCGTTCTGCGTGCTGTGTGGCTGTCTCCTCGGTGTCTCCGTAGAGCTTGCGCTGGCGCTCCTCGATCTTAGCAAAGGATGATTCGATGGCGGCTGCCTGCTTATTGAAGTAGGCTTGCATCTCGTCGTCCCCGGAAATGTGCTGGATCAGGTCTTTCTGGCGTTTCACCGCCTGATTTTCTTGCTCCAGCTGCGCTGTTAAGGCATCATGTCGCTGCTGCAACGCCTGGACAGCGCCGTCCTGTGCTTGATAAGCGGTGGCAGTTTCATCCAGAATGGATTCTTGTTTGCTTAACGAGGCGAGGAGTTCACTTTGCTGCTTCATCAGCTTCGTCTCACCCTGCATACGAGCCTTCAAGACTTTCCGTACCCCTGCATCGTTCATACTGGGGTAATCACTTTTGATGCTTTGCAGGTGTGCCTGTTCAGCGGCATCAATCTGACGATTTACCTTGTCAAGCTCAGCTGCGGTCTCTGCGGCTTTCTGCCGAGCGCCCTCCAGCTGTTCTTGGAGCTTACTGCGTCCGCTCTGGGCGGTGGCTATCTGCTTACCCAGGTCTTTGATTTGAGATGCTGTGCTCTTTACGCTGGCTTCCAGCGATTTAAGGTCGGCCTCGGCCCCCTTTTTATTGATTCGAGCGTCGATGACGATCTTATTCTCGGCCACGGCTTCACCCCCCTAAAAGTGCGAGCAATCTTTGTTTCTCGGCTTTGTCCTCTGCGCTTTCTGGCGTTCGGAGTTTTATCAATTTTTCGTTTTCTCTGGCAAATTCCAACTCGGATTTCTCCAGCTTTTTTCCCTTTGCGCGCTTGTTCCGAATGTTCACCACTTGGGCAAATAGTCCATCCCCAATGCCCTGAAAAGCGCCTAAAAATTCCCACCAGTGCAGATACTCGCACCTCCGGCAGCTGTACCCGAGCACCTTATCCACGGCTGGCGCGATCAGCCCTGCATCCTGTTCCCAGTCCACCAAGCGAGGGGCATGCTTTGCGGAGGATTCTTCCCGGCCCGCGTTGATAAAAGCAAACGCCGCCCGGAGCGCCGCATTGGCGTCGGGCAGCGCTTGCCAGTCTGGGTACATGATTTCGAGGCAGGCGAGGTACTGCTCCTGCTGGGATAGTTCGGGGTCTGCCAGTGCGGCCAGGGCGTCGAGCACCGCCCGGAAATCAGAGCGGATTGCGAACGTCTGCCCAGCCACGTCTACGGTGGTGGGAAGCTCCCACGCGCTCACGCTTTCTGACCAGGGGCGAGACCCTTGGTTTTATCAGCGTAGACGGCGGTGCGCGTCTGCACGCGTTTCTGGCTGGCCTTGATGGCATCTTCTACTGCGTCCTGGATAAGGGGGACAATTGCCTGTAGGACTTTTTCGAAGACCATTGTGCCATCAGGCAGCAGGGCCAGCGCCGAGATGCCATTGAAGAATACGTCAGAAGCTTTGCTGCCGAAGATGTAGTCCACCTGCGCCTTGATGGCCTGGTCGGCGTCCACAACGTCGGAAATCTGCGCGTCGTCAGTCAGGCCATCGGCCAATTTCTGGATTGCGTTGCCCGCCTCTTCCAGTCGTGCCACGATACCTACATCGGCGGGATTGATATAAATCGTCCCCAACGGTGTACCGTCTGCGTCAGTCACCTCGTAGCTCTTCAAGCCTCTGTCAATTTTCAGTTCCATGCTGCGCCTCCTTTGGGCTTATCACTCCGCGGGAGTGAAAGCCTTGGTCGAAGTGTTAAACGTACCCTTGGTTTTTACGCCGGTATAATGCACATTAAAGGGGATCTGGTAGCCAGTGGTATCGCCGCCATAGCTGGATACCTCGACGTAGCATTCCTCACGTACAGCAGGGAAGGTACCGGACGTCCCACTTTCCCAGAGCTTGACCTCCACGATGTCGGTTTTCAGGTCATCCAGCACCAGGTCGCCGTCGATGATGGCCTGCAGCTTTTCAAACAGGGGATCGCCCTTTTCGGCGTAGTAGGGGCTTACCTCGCCCTGTTTCTGGTAGCTGTCAATGGTGATAGAGGTCTGACCCAGGATGTTGTTCTTCTTCTCCACGTTGGCAGAGAGCTCAGGACTGTACTCCTCAAGGTCCGCGCCCAGGCGAACGTAGCTGGCCTCGCCCTCGCTGTCCTTAGCAAAGTGGGCGTTCAGGTAGTGGGCCATGTATTTGCGTTCCAGTTTCATGCTTCCAACTCCTTCATATGGATCGTGATTTGGATCTGGTATCGTGCTGCGTTGGCATCAGCACTGGTTAAAATACCAGCGTTGCTGGCTTCGATTTTTTCCACTGCATAGCCAGCAATCTGTGGATAATTGTGCGCACGCTCTGCACCCCGGAGCCAGTTGGCCAGGTTAGCGAAAAAATCCGCCGCGGCAATGTTGCCCTTGAGGGCGGCACCATAGGGGAGCTGCGCCACAAATGTGAGCTTGTAGATGGCGTGGTCAATGCCCAGAATATCCTCCCGGTGGGTTTCGCCCGCCGTGCAAAGGGTGTATTCTGTGGCCTGGCTACCCAGGTAGTTGGCATTGAACCGATCGGTCTTATCAATCAGTGGGCAATGTGCCCGCAGCCACGCTCTGGTGGCATCAAGTGCGTTCATTCTGCGTGTCCTCCCGCGATCTGTGCGGCACCCCGGATGATTTCGTCCCCGTAGTCAGCCCAGCTGCGCTGCGCCCAGTAAGCCCCGCGCATGGGGGCACCGTTGAAGTTCCATTCCGGGTGGGACCAGATGGCCTGAATGTATGGCGTTGCATACACAATCTTGCCGGAACCGATAACGCTGTTTGTGATGGCGCTGTCCTTTGCGGCACCGGTGCGGAATGGTACATAGGGGTCCGTCACCCG